ACGAAGACGTTTACAAAGCATTGAACCCAGAAGAACTATATGGTGAAAACTGGGGTCATGAACTGGTAATGTCAATAAACAGAAACGCTAAACTTCAATGTTGTATGGCAGCATATGAAAGATTTGGCAAAAGGCAGAAGGAGATTGCAAATGAGATTAATACTCTCCAAGATAATAGTACAGAAAATAGAGTATTTCAGCAGATACTTCAATTCTAAGGAATGGTCTGGACCCGCTTGGTATAAAGTATCAGGCAAGAAAGACATGTTCCCAGAGAAGTTTGAACTGAAACACTTTCATCCTCTGGACTTAGGAAGTCACTCGGCAACTGAAATAGACTCAAAAGAAGTTGCTAAAATCCTCGTACCAACTTACAAAGCGAATCCGCATTTGAAAGATTGTTACATGGGATTAGTACATTCTCATCATAGTATGGGTGCATTCTTCTCAGGTACTGATACAGGTACTCTTGAAGAAATGGCTCCAGAAACTGGATTCTATCCAAGTCTTGTAGTAGCTACATCTAAAGAACCGTATGCTTTTGCTGTTAGTTATCAAGACCAGTATGGAAATCCACAATATGTTGAGGCTGATGAAATACATGTTCCTGCCGAAAAGGATAATCCTAAATGGGAGGAACAATGTAAAGCACTGGAAGACAACGCCAAACCAAAGGGGAAAGTCTTTTATGGTGCAAATGGTCAAACACAACTTGGTTTACCATACGAAAAGACAACGATTAGTAAAACTGAACTGACAGAAAAAGAACAGGACCATTTAACTGAATGTTATGACAAATATAACACCAGAGAAATGACCTATTTCGATTTCAAATCAGAATGTGACAAGTTGGGTGTAGACGCATTTGAAACTCACGGTGGATACGGAGGCTTCGGATATGGAGGACTCTAACAGGTTCCTTCGTAACAAGGATTTGATTAATCAGGCTAAACTTGATGAGTTAATGATTATTGGGTTGGGTGGCATTGGTTCTTCCATTGTCACCTATGCCAGTATCATGGGCTTTGATAAATTAACAGGCTACGATTATGATACACTTGAGGAACACAATTTGAGTACTTGTGTGTACGAACATAAGTATATCGGTATGTCAAAGGCAGAAGCAGCATTAAATACAGCCTTATCTTTTCAGGGTAATGCTAAATTTAAAAATGGTGCTTTTACTACGGGACAACCAATAGGGAACAAAGTGATAATGTGCCCGGACAACATGGGCACTCGTAAAGATGTTTACAAAACTTGGTTAGAGAATCCTAATCGTGAGTTCTTAATTGACTTACGAATGGGTGCATTAGCCATGGAAATTATCACTGTAACTCCTGATAAAGACGAGTTTATGGATTCTTGGTTACCAGACCACGAGATTGAAGAAGAGACATGCACAATGAAGCATACTATCTTCACGGCAGCTATCGTATCTGGTTTAGGTCTGTCTCAAGTGTTTAATTTGCTTGAAAGGAAACCATATTATTCGTATATTTGGGTAGGTCTTCTCCCGTTATCGGTTACGAAAGAAGGCTTAACAGTACCGAATGAAAACACATTACAAAGAGGAATAATACCTGATGGAAATCAAAGTACAGAAGGTATCCACAGACTGGACTGAAATGCCGGGTGGGTTGACTTATTATATTTTAGGTCAGCCCAAATCCGGGAAAACTACAGCCTCAGCCTCGTGGAGCCCAACAGGACAAAAAGGTGTCCTATTACTCGATACAGACCTTGGAGCAGATTTTGTTGATGGTGCTAATTATATCACTGTCACCAGTCTCAACGCTCCAATGCATCTGATAATGAAAGATGGCAAGAAAGTCATCAAAGATGGAAAAGAACAATATGAAGTGATTCCACCTAAAGATAGGGGATATTACTATCGTTCTGGTCCAGACAAGGGAAAGCCTTTAGAAGCTTACTCATTAGCTGAAATTTTCATGTGGCTTGATGAGAAGTGGACAACTTTACCTTATGACACCGTTGTAATAGATACTATAGACAATGTCAATCGTTGGATTGAAGAAATAGTATGTGATGAGATGAACATCGAATCAATGGGTCAAGGTTCTTGGGGAACAGATTGGGGTGCTGCAAGGCGTCGTAATCTTGACATAGTCAGACGTTTCCAAGGACTGATTAAAAAACATGGTGGCTATTTATTGTTGATAAGCCATGCGAAAAGCACTCAAATACAAGACGGCAAGGTGCAGTTAGCACCTGAATTACCAAGAGGTCTTGGTTATGCGTTAACTGCAAAGGCAGATGTTATTGGCTATGCGACAGTTCAACGTCAAGGAGATGGGGATAAGACAGAGTTTATGATATCCTTTATCAACTACGATGAAAGAACTGTTGGTAGTAGATTAAAGCCTTTACAGGGTAAACGATTGCCCTTTAACTTTGAGGCTATTCAAAATGAAATCCTAACATACAAGGAAGAATAAGTATGGCAAGATACAGACCTGAAACAAAATCTGGTGTAAATTTTCTTGGTTTTCAAGAAACTGGCATTATAGATTTCACAGACCATACAGAAAAGTATGACTGGGCTGACGTTTGTTTGGAAGTAAGTCTAAAAGGCAATGGGGATTTCCCTGTTTCTTTAAGAATTGCTGGTTCATACGAACGAGAAGCAGATGGCAACATCAAGGATTGTTCCCTTTTAAGGAAGCAATATTACTTGTTTGATGCTATTGGATTCGAAGGCGGACCTAATCTTGAAGGAGTATATGAAGATGGGAGTGGAACCACAATCGGTAATACCGAAGCAATGGTTGAACACCTAAATTCTAAATATGCCCATCAAGGTAATCCGCTTACTACAGAACCTGACAAAAAGTACTATGCATATGTTTATAAAGAATGGTCTGAAAAAGACCAGAAAGCATGGACACGTGTATGCCCCAAGATTGTCAAGAATGATGAAAATGGTCGTGTTGACCTTGAATCATACGTGAGTTTTATGAAAACTAAAGGTCACATCAAGGAATACGACGGCATGAGCGAATCACATAAATCGGTTTCTCCGAGTCAGTCTTCTACTTTCGGAACTTCGAATACACCTTTTTAGGTGTACATTGAAGTAGCTGTCGGTAGCCCCCGGAAACGGGGGCTGCTGGTTCAGCAAGAGGACTTGTCTACTCTCGTTTTTGACGAGGGTAAGAAGCAAGCCATTTATCGCAGTGTCTTCCTTTATGATGACGAAGGCAAGGACTATGTAAATATGAATGGGACACTGAAGAATTACTTTGGTCCCAGAAGTATTGACAAAATTCCTATTGACATCGACAAAGGACAGAACACAGATGAGTACACTCTTGAAATATTAAGAGCAACTATCTTTGATTTAACAGAAGAGTATAGTGTAGCAGATTCTGCTTACCAAGTATTCTTTTCTGGTACTGGGTATCATATAATGTTATCCAATGAACTATTCTCATTTCCAAAATCAAAAGACTTACCATTTATTGTTAAACAGACTATGAAAGGTATGTTTGATGATATCGACTTAAGTGTCTATAGCAGAAACGCCATCATAAGGCTTCCACACACCTTAAACACCAAGGATAACCGCTATAAGATACCTCTATCAACAGAAGAAGTACATAAACTGGATGCTAAGAGCATTATTGAACTTGCTACAGAGCGTAGACTCGATTTCCCATACAAAGAATTATGGGCTGATAATGAGCTAAGTGAACATATTGTTACCGAAGTACCCAATGTACGTGCCCTACAAAGCGTCGTAGAACCTCGGAATATTGTTACTTGTGTACAAGACTTGTATAAAGCAGGTCCCAACTCGGGTAATAGAAATAACGTAATTTTACGAATAGCGTCTCACTATAGACGTAATGGAATAAATTCTGATGCATGTAAGGCTGCTCTTCTTCACTGGAACCAAGGTCAATTGGAAGAAAACGTGGTTTTAGAGAAGGTAGAAGCTGTTTACAATTCAGGATATCAGTATGGATGCAATGACCCAATTTTGGCGTCAGTTTGTAATCCACGCTGTATTTATTTCAAAAATAAGGATTATTCTGTTGATGTATACAGTGCTCAGGACTTACAGAATGAACTGGAACACAGATTGACTACTGATTTTTCAGGACGAATCATCGACCTTGGTCAAAGGTTCGGTTTGAATAATATTGATGCAGTGGTATATCCCGGAGAGTTAATGACCATATTTGGACCAACTGGTGCAAATAAGACAACTCTCGCCC